GGCGGTCTAAATGGACAAACTGTCATATATCTTGTACTTGTATTTGGTGGTTTTTCTAGTGGTTTTTATATTGAGCATATTCGCTTTGTTGATTTCCAAGATAAAGTCAAAATTGTTGCAGAACAACAAATTGCCGAGAACAAGGCAAAACTTAAAGAACAAGAATTAATAAATAGAGGAGTAACAGATGCGTACAACGCTAATGTCAGTAATATTCACAATTTTTATCACAGGATGCTCAACGACACCGGTAGCGGTGCAATGTCCAGCGTTCCCAACGCCACCATCACAATTAATGGCACTACCATCAACACATTGGATTTTGCCGAACAATGTGCCACAACCACCCAGCAACTCGAATCAACCCAAGATTGGATTCGGACTCAAATAGGATTAGATAGTGCAAAACAACTTTGATAAATGCCTTGATTTAGTTCTTAAATCAGAAGGTGGTTATGTTAATAATAGTCAAGACCCAGGTGGAGTTACTAATTTAGGAGTAACTCAGAGAGTTCTTGAAGAATGGTTAGGACACCCTGTAGATGACAAGACTATGCGTAATCTTACAGTTGATCAAGTATCAGGGCTTTACAAAGCAAAGTATTGGATGGCTTGCTACGCACCACAATTGCCTTTAGGCGTTGATTATTGCTTATTTGATGCAGCAGTCAACATGGGTCCTGGAAGGGCTGTAAAGCTCTTACAAGAAGCCATACAATGTATGCCTGATGGCACTATTGGCCCAAGAACTATGCAGCTTTTAGATCAAAAAAAGCCAGAAGATATTGTAGATGCGTTTAGTCAGCGTAAAATTAACTTTTATGAAGGCTTAAAGACTTTTCCTGTATTTGGTAAAGGCTGGCTCAAACGAGTTGAAGATGTTAAATTTAACGCATTAAAAATGATTGGAGAAGCAAATGGCATTTGAAATCAAAGAACATAAGCAAAAACCTACAAAAACAGGTCATTATGTTAAAGACTCTGAACATCGCACAGAAGATCGTTTAGAACGCTTAGAAAAGAAGCTAGACAAACATATTGCTTTGCCTATGGAGAAAGCTCACCATCCGCACCAAGCAAGCCAAAAAGAAGCTCCTTTGCCAAATATGCGTAAATATTAAAATAAGTCTGTTAATTCAGCTATTTTAAATAATTTGATGGGGCAGTCGTAAAATAACTCCCCTTTAGCAACATATTTGTTAGGGACTTCAATTAATGGGCAATTCTCTAAAGAGCTTACTTTTGCCCAATAAGCACGATGTAAGTCATAAGTTAAAGCAAAAAATAGAACAGGCAGATTACCTAGAGTTAGCTTGTCTTTACGTTGCGCTTTGTGAATACTACCAAATTGATCAAAACCTTCTTGACGAACTTCTACCTCAAGCGCACCAACTGGAACACCTGATCGACAAACGATTAGATCAACTCCATACTTATTAGGGTTATCTTTACACTCTACGTTCCATTTCATCTGCACCCATTCAGATACAGCTTTACGAGCAGGCGCATCATACTTATCGTGTAAATATTGACTAAATGGCTTCAATTTCTAAGAGCAATTACTAAAACTATAAAACAAAGCAAAAGAATATATGACACATTGCACCAATATTCAAAACGTAGCTTATAAGGATCACCAATCATCCATTTTTGAAGCTCTAACATATCTGGGTCGTGTTCTATATAACGGGGTTTAAGTGGGTTTTCGTCATACCTAGAGCTAATTAAGACCTTGCCGTTGTTTAGAAAATCGTTCATTCTTGTGCCTTTTTAAGGATGGCTCTAGCAAAACCTAATTGGTCAAACCTTGTATGGACTGTATCTGTGTCGGTTTGCTTGTCATAGGTGGTGTAAACGCTTTCAAACGGATAAGCAATAAACTTTATTTCCTCATCTGTTAGTTCACGCATTTCTAATGCTACGGCTCTCTGATGTTGTTCTTCTGCAAAATTTTGAATAAACCGATAACGATTAGCGTCCATTTCTATGCGCTTTTCAATGGCATCTTTCAACATGGTGTTAAGCTCATTCAACGCCTCTATTTCAGCTTGTTGCTGGCGTAGCATGGTGGCTGTATGGTTTCGTTCCCACATAGTTAGTTCTTCAGTTTTAAATGCTTGTATTTCAGCTAGTTCATTTGCGTTCATTTCTTTTTATTGTCCATGTCCATGTTTAACAATGCAACCATGCTTTTATCTAAACGCTCAGAAATATTGACACAAACATCTTTACAAAGCCAAAGAGTGCCACTTTCTGCATTTTCTGTAAGTTTTTCTGCAACTAACTCTAAAACATTTCCTAAACAACTTATTTGATTAGCGATTTTTTCAAGTTCACCAGCTTCATCCCATAAGCTCATTTTTGATCCCTTGCTGGAGTTGTCCAAAGCTGTTCAATATGTTCTGTAGCACCCATCTTTACAAGTTCACTTTTATAAAAGTGTCGTGCAACGTAATCTGCTCGTATAAACTTGCTTTCTTTACGTTTACTAGGGCCAACATACACTCCAGGTAACTCATAATGAGGTATATACATTACATTGCCTAACTTATAGCACTTGTAATTAGCCCTATCAGGCACGTCAAATTCAGTATCCAAAACCATAATTTCTTCCTTCTTGAGCGTTATATTCATATCCAAAAGCATAAAACAATGGCGAATTAGCAATCATTATTAGCTTACGTTTTGCTTCTAAAGTTTTACCTCTGCGTTCTAACAATAAAGTAATCTGCGCTCTATTCTTAAACATTTCCCTATTTTTAAGGGTTTCCATCATTCGTATGGAAAAAACAGATTTATCAATCATATTACATACCCTGTCCGTAAATAATTAACACCAAAAATAACGATTGCAATTACCAGACCCATAAGGCCACCTAATGCTAATTCTATTAAAGTTGCTTTCATATTTCCCCCCAAAGTTAAAAAAGTCAGGTCAAAGTCTTTTTAGTTTGAAATCTCTAAGAGCCATAAAGCTGAATAGTGTCAATGACCTGATGTATGTAATTTATTACAGATTTTCAAGAAAAATCTTGATCTAGGTCAATATTCTTAAAAATAATTTAGGTGTTGTATTTTTACAACAGGGTGGGGCTGACACCTCACGGAAGGATTTTTGGCGGGGGATCACCAATGCCAGCCCCATAAATTCTATAGTCCCGATTTTAACTGAAAAAAGCGTAATAAGTGAAAAAAGCACTTTAATCCCTTTTGCAACTCATCTTCTGGGATTTCGCACAACTTCACTTCATTAGTTAATCCGTTTACAAACATAATTCCGCATCTAGCACCCTCTAAACCAAGCAATTCTCGGTAAGCTGCCATTTGCATGATATGCTCATCGTATGGAACAACCTTTTCCAAAGGGACTTCTTTAGTCTTAAAATCTACAACAACCCCTGGCACACCCTTAATCTTGTCTGCTTTAGCGTATAAATCCACTTTTCCACCAAACTTTAATTCTGTATGGCTTGCACTAACTTCAGGAAGCCATGCTCTAGCCCCATAAGCGGCTTGTAAGGCGTTTTCTACGTTACGGCAATAGGTAGGTACTGATTCCAGCAAAATGCCGTCAAAGAAGCTCTCAATAATGTTGTGAATGGCAGTTCCCCTTGCCGCAGCATCTTTTCCTTGCGATCTTGAATCGCTTAATACACGACTAAGCCAATCTTTTTCTTCTTCCCCATCTAGGCGAGGTAATGTAAGTGCAGCGAGGATGGCTTGTTCTTGTTTCCATCTGTCAAGTCCTGGTTTTGCTGCAACTCCAATGACTGTGGTAACGCTGGGCAATAAACCAAGTTTCTTGGCATCTCGTAAGGTTGTCGCTCTTTGTTTTCCGTTTGCACCGATGATTTCGTAGGCGCAATTGCCTGACTCGTCATACCAATGCCCACTTTCACTTTGACTGTCCTTTATTAGCACTTTTTCTTCCCCTTTTTGGTTTTACTTCATCCGTGTTAATGTCATATACAACTTCTACAGGTGCATCTGGAATTATTTTTGCTTCATATTTTGCTGGGATTTCTTGACCACACCAATCTGATGGCGATTTATTAACCACAACAGGATTGAGCTTACAAGCACCAAGCATATCATTTTGCATAAATACATAAAATTTACAGTTTTTGCAGGCCATTAAATGCCTTTAGAGTAGTTAGTAATTCTCATGCTATCTTCTTGAAATACGCATAAGTCTGCTGCAACAAGCAGAACCGCCTTAATGACTGATGCTAAATCTTCCGGTCTAAAACTAATGAGTTGTTGTTCTTCATCAACATTGACCCCCATCCATACTTTTTCCGTGTATTTAGTTTCAATAATGTCTTTAATTTGGTTCTGCATAATGTTCTCCTTTAAAACGGAACTTCATCGAGATTGGTTATCTCATCCGATCCAGCAGCTTTAAATCCCATAGGCAGTTTTTCTTTGCCAATTGAAATGCTAAAAAACTTACCCTTTTTGCCTTCTTTAACCCAACCAGAAAGCCACATTTCTTTACCAGCCACCATAATTGTGCCTGTATAGTCAGGATGCGAATCACTTTGCTTACGATCATTTTTGAATAGACTCCCTGAGCCTTCTTTAGGTATATATGCCATGTTGTTTCCTTTATAAAATATCTTTGGCTATGGTTTTCATTGCTGAACTAGATTTGTTTACTACTGCTGCGTTTGCATCATCGTCAGCCTGTACTACTCCTACTACTGCTGCTAATGCGTATCTACGCATATAAGTTAACGCAGACCCTGCGCCCTGAGCATCTACCTTTGACATGGGCAAAGACATTTGTTGGCTTATCCATTCGCCAGAGCTATGAGCAAGAATTGTTGTTAATGACATTTCAGCAATAACTGTTTCTCTTTCATTAGCTACTACTGTATTTACAATAGTTTCTCCAGGAAGCTGGATAACACTAAGGCCGTTTGCAGCCAAAAGATCACGGCAAGCATCCCACACAGACTCAAGATCAGCGTACTTAGACTTGAAAAACGGATTAGCTGAGTCTTTTTTGGCATGGGTAAGTTTTCCTTGAACAATAGAAAGTGCTATGGCTAATTTAGCAATTGATTCTGAATGGTTCATTTTTGACCCCTAATTGATGGAAAAGAATCCAAAGGATTGCCAAAGATTTCTCCAAAGCTATTAATAACATCACGCAATACAGGATTAACTTGTGCGTTGCGTGGTTTGCCACACGCTTGGCGTATGCAATCAACTTGAGCTTGTGACATAAATTCGTTACTGAATTCCATGTCATCTAAAGCCTTTTCCAAAAATTCTTCATGCTCTAACATCAGTTGGTGTAATTCACCCATTTCGTTCCCCCGAAATACATAGCGAAATTGCTATAAAATTGATTGTAAGCATATTTCATAGGCTGTCAAGAACTATTTGCAAAATAACGACATACGATGTAAGATAATTGAATGAAGCTAAAACTAACAGATTCAGCAATAATTGATTTGCTAGGTGGTACTACAAAAGTTGCTAAATTGGTAGGTATTTCACCAAATGCTGTATCAATGTGGCGTAAAAACAACATACCATCATCGCAATTTGCATTTTTAGGCGCAACTCTTGAAAAAGAGTCGCATGGTTTAATTACTCGCAAGGATATATTT